TATCAATGGAATCCAATAAGGATAGCGAAAGATACGTCGAGACATTAAACGTACTTTGTGAGGCAGGGCCACTCACAATACAGGGTTGTAACTTCCTTGAAGCCAAAAAGATCATTAGATCTTTTTTTATGAATTGGCTAGAAGGGGCAATGGTAAAAGCTTGTCGTTCCAAAGAACTTGACGAAGCTACAATTCTCAGAAATGATCCTTTTGGAAAAGCTGTTCAGATCGCCAAGCGAGTGAACAAATTTACACAAGAGGAATTTTTCCAAAAAATGACCACTTTTCACCCACGTTACAAAAGGGTGATACAAAAACTCATAAAACAATTAAGTCTTACAAATTTTGTATTACTTCGTCTTTCACGTATGCTCAATGAGATAATTTATAACATTGAGAAAATATGGATGCTCATCGAAGGCCTATCAGATGTTTTTAACATCTTTTTTGACATCATTTTTACATCAGAGGAGATTATTGGTTTTATTAGACACACTCTTCCATTATCACTAAGTGACACATTGGATAAGTGGTTTAAATACCATACTAATTACCTATTTGCGATGTATAATACCGAATCCGAGAAACCTGTAAATCCAAATTTAAATGAGGATAAACCCGGTTACATAATGGGTGGTAGAATCTTTAAACTTATTCGAAATCGTTTAAGTTGTAAGAACTTTAAGGATGTCAAGTCTTTAGGCTTTTTCTACAGTCTTATGGATGTAAAAAGATCATATCCAAGTCTGTCTGAGACTAGAAGGGCTGCCGCACTTAAGAAACATGAAAAATGTTTAACAGGACAGCAGTACCGTGAAAATATTAATGGAGAAGAAGACGAAGCGTTTAAGACACTCAATGAGGTCAAAAACTCAATTAGCCACGTTTGTTCGAAGATATTTACGGATAAGATTAAGCCAAAGTATAAACTCCCTACCAATAGCAGTTGCTTAGGTGCGGGCGTTAGCCAAGGTGGTAACTTATCAGTAATACACGATTTATCTTATTTCGGTCGAGAATTGATCAAAATGATCTATCTCGGACCAAGATTCGGAGTCGTTAGTGTATACTCGACATGGTCTAAAGAGAGTTATATAACCTCTTGCTCTCAATCTATTGCTAATTTAGTCAATAGAGATAAATCTTACTTAGGTAACGATTATGGAATTTTAGCTCAAAATGGAGGACATATTGATATGAATGCATTTCATGAACCAGTTAATGGTCGCATACCTGCAATTCATACGCTTGTCGGCACTATTTCAGAGCCAATGAAATTCAGAATAGTTACAAGTGGTGAACCTGTACAATACTCAATGGCGAGAGCTCTTCAAGGTCCAATATGGACGCAAATGAAGAAGTTCTTTCCTTTTAAATTGACAGGTGAAACCGTAAGTGAAGATATTATCTCAAGAACTTATTGCGATGATTGGTTTAGAAAACAATCTAAAAAGTTAAGAAAGAATCTTGAGCAAGGAGTGTGGAAAGAAGAAGACAGAATACTTAATCAGATAATGTATATCGCTGGCGATTACGACAGTGCAACTGATAATATGCACCC